ACATATGGATTGCCAGCCTAGAAAACAAACTGCGTAACAGTCGAGATAATATTGTAATTTCAGATTGCAGATTCCCTAATGAAATTGAATCTCTAAAACAGGCAGGCGGCAGCATTGTTTGGGTACAAAGGGGCACACTGCCCACCTGGTATGCAGAGGCAGTCAGCGCAAATCAAGGCAACAACGTGGGATTGAATGCAATGAAAATGCGCAAGATACACGCCAGCGAGTGGGCTTGGTTAGGCAGTGACTTTGATGTTGTAATCGACAACAACGGTTCTATTGATGACCTTTATAGGCAGTCGGCCAGCCTAGTAGTCAGCGACAAGATCGCCCTGTCGCCAAGTGATTCCTTCTTTGCCTAGTATTTGAGCACAGTTCGAACACACAGTTTTTAAATTGCTGTGGCGACAGTGATCTAGATTACCGTCTATGTGAAATACTCTAAAAACTTCTTTGTGGGCTGAGCGAAACCCACACTTGTCACATTGATTTTTTATTCGATACCCGGAGCGATGCCATCTAGGAATACCAAAACTTAGACCGTTAGCCATACATATTTCACAAAGGCTACGATAGTAGATTCTATCGTTCTTTTTATAGTTTATCGCACGGGGTCTAGAACCGCATTTACACAAAGGTCTCATACAGTTATTTAAAAGAAGTAAGCCTTTTCATCCCCTTTTTCCACCTTGCATATCCTGGGGTTTTTTTGTGATGCCGCTAAATAATAGTACATTGATTTAACCCTAGGAGACAGTCGAATGGCACTAACATCACCAGGCGTACAAGTTACGGTAATTGACGAGAGTTTTTATACTCCAGCTGAACCAGGAACGGTTCCGTTAATTGTTGTAGCCACTGCTGAAAACAAAATAAACGGAGCTGGCACAGGCACAGCTTCGGGTACCACTGCAGCCAATGCAGGCAAGGTATTCAAAATGACCAGTCAACGAGAACTTGTTCACACATTTGGTTCACCGTTCTTTGAAAAGACAGTATCGGCTAGTCCTATACACGGTGGCGAAAGAAACGAATACGGTCTACTAGCTGCCTACAGCTTGTTAGGCGTTTCGAATTCTGCATTTATCCTACGTGCAGATATCAACCTAAATGAACTAGAAGGTCAAACAGATGCACCGGGAGCGGACCCAGCTGATGGCAAGTGGTGGGTAGACACACAAACTACTACTTGGGGTATCAACGAATGGAACGGTTTGGCATTAACCGATAGCGGTCAAAAATTCACTGCTAAAACTCCATTAGTACTCACAGATGCCGATCTTGACAACATCAACAGCAATGCTCCTAAAACATCAGTAGGCACCATCGGTGACTATGCTGTGGTGTTTCAAACAGCAGCAGGCGACGGAACATTTTTAGCTGAAGATGAGCTGGTAAGAATATACTACAAGAGTGCAGGCAATGCCACCGCTGGTATCACAGCCGGTACGTGGGTACTGGTTGGTAGTCCTAATTGGACAGCCAGTCATCCCACAGTATTCAGCTCAGCAGCGGTAGGAGCATTATCAGGCACATTTACAATTAATGATACTAGTATTACAACAGGAGCAAATTTAACTGCTTGTGTTTCGGATATTAATACAAAGATGAACGGCAGTGGTATTACAGCTGTTGCCAGCAACAGTAGATTGTATCTATACAGTGACGGCACTTCTACAGCTACAGGTGGTGACTCCACTGCAACTGCAGGCGGAACTGGTGGTATTGTACTTGCCAATACATCTGGTACCCCGTTGGCTTCATTGAACATTACAGCCGGCACATACATGTGCCCAGTATTGGCTCAACAGCCACATACCAGTGTTCCGCTGTTTAAAAGATCAGATTTTGGATCTACTGTAAATGCTCGTCCTACAGGTTCTGTATGGCTGAAAACAACTGAGCCAAACAACGGAGCTCGTTGGAGAGTTAAAAAATACAATGCAAGCACTGATGCTTGGATGGCTAATGAAGCACCCCTGTATGCAACTCCGCACTCTGCACTATACTATCTTGATAAATCCGGTGGTGGTGCAAATCTTCCCAAAGGTGCATTGTTTGTTCAAACAAATGCCAGAGAAGATATAGGATCATATTCTGCAAGCGGCGGCGGCATTCCTCCTTTTGGTGCCCTAGATGCAACACTAGCTACTACCACTTTTAGAATATTTAAAAGAGCTGCCAGCGGTGAAACTGCTATCAAATCTAAAATTATTACCACAGGAACAATTAGTGTATCTACAGCAAGTATAGCAGCTACCGCATTAGTAGTTGGAACATATTACATAATTCAATCCCTTGGAAATACTAATTGGAACACAGTGGCAGGTACAAGCGGGGTAACATATGCTGTTGGTGATACAGTTGTTCCTGCAGTAGCTGGCACTGGCACTGGCACTGCGTATCTTGCTAAAACATTTACTATTAAACAATCAATAGTGGGAGATGCAAACATAAGCGCAGCAGCAACTATTGCGTTTGCAGCAATCAATGCTGATGACTCTTTTAGAATCGCTGGAGCAATAAATGCTGCTAACTATGTTGACTCAACAGGTGCTGCTATTACAAATAACGTAGTGGCCAGTGTTACTACCAGTAACGAATTAGTGATCACACACAAGACCGGTGGCGATATCAGACTGACTGATGTTGCAGGTACTGCCGTTGGTACATTGTTCACTGTTTACAACCTAGAAACAGGTGCTGGCACCAGTAATTTCTACGCATTGTCAAGTGGTTTGGCCACAGGAGCACAAGAAGGTTATTTGGCTTCCTTATGGATGCCATTGGTTGGTGATGTGTTTGCTGCTACTCCAGATGCTCCATTAGAAGAGCCAGCAGATGGACAACTATGGTATAATCCTGCATTTGGCGAGGTGGATCTAATGATACACAATGGCACAACCTGGGTAGGCTATCAAAACTTTACAGGATATACTACAACTGATCCCGAAGGTCCCATTGTATCCGCAAGTATGCCAATATTACAAACTGACGGTGGTGCTTTGGTCAACGGTGACATTTGGATCAGCACAGCTGATTTAGAAAACTTCCCCAGTATATATAAATTCAACACCGATGCAGGCAATCAAATTGCACTAAAATGGGTATTAGTTGACAAGACCGATCAAACCACAGAAGAAGGTGTATTGTTTGCAGATGCTCGTGCAGGTACAAGCGGAGGCTCAGCCACTGCTGCGCCTACTGGATCAATCAAAGATTTATTAACCAGTAATTTCTTAGATCCAGATGCACCGGATCCAGATCTATATCCCAAAGGAATGTTGCTGTGGAATCTACGTAGAAGCGGTGGAAACGTTAAGAAATACAACAATGGCTATATTGACACCACAGCAGATAACGAAAGACAATCCGGATCACCAAGTATGGAATTATACTGGCCAGATCGTTGGACCACTGCTAGTCCCAACAATGAAGACGGTTCAGGATCATTTGGTCGCAAGGCACAGCGATCAGCTGTGGTTGCTGCATTGAAGAGCGCCATTGACACCAGCGAAGAAGCACGTGACGAAGAACGCAGAAACTTCAATCTAATTGCTTGCCCCGGATATCCAGAAGCACTTAGCAATCTAATCAACTTGAATCTGGATCGCAAGGTCACAGCTTTTGTGGTTGGTGATACACCACTGCGTCTAAAGAGTGATGCAACAAGCCTAACAACCTGGGGTACCAATGCTAATCTAGCACTGGACAACGGAGACAACGGCATTGTTACCTATGACGAATATGCAGCGGTTTACTATCCAAATGGATTTACCACTGACCTTACAGGTGCCAATGCTGTGGTTCCAGCCAGTCACATGATGCTGAGAACTATTGCTCTAAGCGATCAAGTGAGTTTTCCTTGGTTTGCTCCAGCAGGCACACGTCGTGGCGGGATTACCAATGCCACAGCAGTGGGATATATTGATTCGTTGACAGGTGAATTCCAAAGCGTTGCTTTAAACAACGGTCAAAGAGACACCCTGTATGATCTAAAGGTTAATCCAATTCCGTTCTTTGTAGGTACAGGATTGGTAGCTTATGGTCAAAAGACTCGTGCAAGAAATGCCAGTTCTCTAGATAGAATTAACGTGGCACGCCTTGTGGTATATCTACGCAGTCAGTTGACAAAACTAGCTCGCCCATATATCTTTGAGCCAAATGATCAAATCACTCGTGATGAAATCAAACAAGCTGTGGAAAGTCTGTTGCTGGAACTAGTGGGTCTAAGAGCTATCTATGACTTTGCAGTAGTGTGTGACGAAACCAACAACACACCAAGTAGAATTGATCGTAATGAATTATATGTAGATGTTGCCATTGAGCCAACCAAGGCCGTTGAATTTATTTACATACCATTGCGTCTCAAGAACACAGGTGAGATCTAATGAATAAATACAATATCGGAGCATAAGACAATGGCAATTACATCATTAACAAATTACTCGATTAACCCATCTGGTCCTGGTTCAAATACCGGTATGTTGATGCCAAAACTAAAGTATCGCTTTCGTGTTACTTTACTAGGTTTTGGCACATCGTCTAGTACAGAACTTACCAAACAGGTCATGGACGTTTCTCGACCAAAGGTTTCCTTTGAAGAAATTCCAATCGAAATTTACAATTCCAAGATCAAAATTGCAGGCAAATACACCTGGGAAAATATTACGCTGAACCTCAGAGATGATGCTAGCAGT